TACTTCCCAACGCCACCCTTAAGTTCAGTTCTAATAGTGAGTTCTTCATCACCTTTAATAGTCTCAGTAAGTTTATCCTTCATCCAATTCGTAGCATGGATTCCCAACTCCTTCTCTTCTAAATCTCTAGTCCTCTTCTCTGGAGTATCAACTCCTGCAATCCTTACCCGCTCTTTCTTGTATAAATCGAATCCAAGATCTATCAGAACATCTATCGTATCTCCGTCCAACACTTTCACTATCTTTGTCACTCGGAAGTTGTAACAACTCTTCCTTGACGGTGGGGTCATTGCTCCCATCTTCTGTATCCTCCCATATGTCTAGTGCTTTATTTATAGACTCTTCTATAGGAGTTCTATTCCTTTCACTCTCCCAGTTCCTTACGTCCTGAATCATCTGCCCCACGTTCAGGGGAGATGTGACTATGAACATTGTCGTTAGGATACCATTCATCATACTTGAAAATCCAGTAAAGTGTAATGCATACTAATACAAGGAGGATAGCTACCATAATATTTACTCCCCATACAACATCACTCGTCATGTTTATGCTTCAGTTTACCAGACATCTCATATGCCTCTTTGTTTCCACCATGACCGTGTGCTATTCCTAGTTCATGCATTTTAGCATGTTCGTCAATAGGATCTCTTAATGCTTTCTTACCTCCACCTACGGTGAGATACAATCCCCATCCAACTAAACCAAAAAGAACTAAACCAAAGAATAAAATAAATCCTTGATCTGGTGTAAGATTTAAATGCTGGATCATAGGTTGTTTCTCCCATGTGCCAGGTAAATTATACACTGAGGGTGTTGATAAAAAAATTAACCTTGCCATATCATATCAGGTAGTTGTGATTGTGGTGTTCTAAGCATGAAGCTTAAAAGAAAATAACATATAAACCAAGCAAAGTTTAAAATAATATTCTGTCTCCACAAGAACTTTCTCACTCTCATAGAAGTGAAGATCTCTGGTGGTTTCTTTTGCGCTCGGAATACTTGCTCAATAACAATAGAAATTATCAATCCTATTATTAAAGGAAGAAACCAAAAGTCTAAGAAATTAGATAGAAAAAATAAAAACTCTTTCATTGATTAGGTAGTTGTTCAAACATTATACCATAATATTTAACAGATACAACCCCTTATAAGTATGCGGATATCTACACTAGTCCCTTTGTCTCCAGTCATCAGACCGTTCATTATGAAACCAATCTACCACATCCTGTGGATCTCCAAAACCCCTACGATGATGAGTTGAATCGGGGTCTCCAATATTCAACTCATTCAGAAAAGACTCTGTTGGATCTGTCGTCATTCTTCTTGCAGTCTGTAACATACCTCTTGCTGCGGTATTTGCTTTTGCTAGTTTCTCTGCCCAGATCATGTCCTCTAAACTTACTTCAACTTCAGCAGCAATGTCTTTACATATTGCTGCCATCCTCAACCGATATTGAGTAGAAAGCATAAGGTTAATAAATGTGTACTATTATTTATGGTGATATCTTTCAGGATGCCTTTCCGAATCTATAGTCATGAATCCTATGGGTAAAAATATTACCCAACTGAATAAGGCAAGAGTATTCATATTCTCCCCTATCCATTCTACAAAACTACTGAACATGGATAACCCCCTTCATACCTGCACCAGCATGAGGATCACATTGAAACTCAAAGTCTCCTGCATCTGGGAATGTAACATCGAAACTATCACCAGTAGCAAATGCTAGATCTCCGTGTGATAATTCTGGATGATCCTTTACTATCATATTGTGTGGAGGTAATGCTCCATTAGTAAAGGTAACGGTATCACCTGCATTAATAGTAATATCATTTGGTTCAAAAACTAAGTTCCCATTTGAACCCATCGTAACTTCTGTTGCCCAAGCTGATTGTGCTAGTGAGAACGATAAGAAAAGTGAAGTGAGCATAATAGTTAATCTACTCATCCACCACATGATTTCGTGTTTCATTATTCTTCCCTCAACACATAGTCAATAAAAAGAGGATGCTCCCTTAGTATAGGAACATCCTGCTTTGCATCTTGCATTGCTTCGTATGAATCTACAGCGTACTCACAAATTTCAAAGTGGTGCTGTTGTAAGTCATGATAACCTACAGTATAATGTTTCTGGGGCATGATTTTTCAATCCCAAGTTATACCATATTTATAGCATAGACTAGTAATTTTTGCCTAGTTCAGTGTGGACTCCCTGACTCTGTGTTTATATCAAAATTTGAGTATTTTGCCTTGAATCCTAACAAGAGAATTACATATTGAATACTAACTATATTTTTGAGTATTACATACTGAAAACTAACTAGAGTTTTTTGACTTGAATACTAACTATATTTTTGAGTATTAGTTCGTGAAAACTAATAAAAGTTTTTACCTTTGAATACTAACTAAATTGATTTGAAGAGGGTTGAGTATTGCACTTTGAAAACTAATAAAAGTTTTGTGCCTTGAATACTAACGGTGACCTTCTCCAACAATCATCTCACGAAGAACATACCATACCTTCTGAGTTAACTTATCAACTTTAGTTCTTGCTTTTTTAAGATTAGCAAGTTCTTCAAAACCCATATCTATTCGGATGTCAGAAGAGTTCTTACTTAAATTACCAGATATCTTATCAGGATGATTATATTCACTTACATTTGGACGGATCCAATGCTTATAGTTAGATGAAATAACACCTTGCTGTGAATGAAATGGTTTGCATCCAAGAAGATGTGCCTTGACATACTGCCAATAAGGAGGGAGTCCATTGTCATGACGTTTACGTAAGGATCCATCAGGTCTCAAGATAGTAGTAGTCAAAGTGTAAATACGACTTGGAGTTTCTACTTTAAGTTTACCTTCTGGATTTTTCTTTGTTGGTTTAAGTCTTCTAAGTCCAAGAAGATTCATGACTTCAGGATCATTATCAAATCTATCAACTATCTTATCTAGATTAGCAACAATCCATTTTGATACTTCATCCTCATACTCTTTGAACTCTTCTTTAGTAGAGAATCCATACCCCTGACTCTTAGCAGGATTTATATCTTCATTTGCTTCTTGAATTAATTTAAAGATAGGATCAGATTTATCTTGGAAATCTTCCATTCTTGTTGGGAAGAACTCTTTAAGAGAATCCAAAACATTCTCATCATTTAACAGCAAGTTAGCCATTGATCTTGTATCTGCTTCATCAGTACTGATGCCATACAATCTCTTAAATTTTGCATTGTCTTTCTCTACCTCATAACCATGTAGTTTTCTTGCTTTAGGTGAAGAGTTTTGAGGGAATAGTTTTACGGTAACACCTTTCTCATCACAATTCTTTTTGAATTGAGTCAACTCATCATAAGTTAGTGGTTGAGCCATGGTGTTTTTATGCCACTCTCTCAAGTGAGCACACTCAACAACTAATGTATCTCCTTCTCCTAAGTTTGGAACATCAAGATTGACAAATTCTCCTAGTCTTAACTTTGGATGAAATGCATCTCTGTCAGCATCAAAGATATGGAATCTATTGCCACCGTAGTCTGCTGTAAATAAAGTCATAATTTTTTGAACATTATAGGTTGAATACTAATAAAAGTATTATATCCTGAATGTTAACATAAGAAATTTAATTTGTCAAGAGCATTTGTATATGAATACTAATAAAAGTATTTACCCTTGAATACTAACATGAAAATTAAATCACTTGAACAACACCAACCACATCAGGTATCTCCATCATTAGTTTCTTTTCTATACCTTGTTTCAAAGTCATAGTACTCATGGCACATGTTTCACATGCACCACCTAATTTTACTTTAACGTATCCTGTTTCGTATTCTATATCATAAAGTTGTAGGTGTCCACCATCTGCTTCAATATAGGGAATAAGTTCCTCTAACACTTTGAGTACATTCTCTTCTGTTAATTCCATATCCTTGTCAATTGACGTACATCAGTCACACCATAGAGTGCCTTACATTTCTGTTCAGCATCTTCTCTTAGATTAGAAGGACAAAAAAATTCTACCTTCTTCAGACGATTAGAAGAGAGTAGAATCTGTGCTGACCATTTAACTTCACTCATAAAAGGATTGCTCCTATAACAAATCCTTTTACAAAACAAAGACAGAACATTTGGTAATTAGATAATCCCAACTTACCTTGGATCTTGAATGCCCATCTCTTATCCCACTCTTTAATAGTATGTGCAATCTCCTTTACTTTTTTCATTAGATTAATCCCATCGGGTTACTACTAATTCTATAGAGTTATCATCCATCTCCCATTCTTCTTCTACTTGAAATCCCATCTTTTTAATTTGATTATGAACTGTCATACGAGCATATTGCTGTGTGACTTTATCAACAAACCTTTCAACTGGAATAGGTTGATTCCATGTCTCAAGATCTGCAACCAAATCATACTCACCTGATATAAGATTAAAACGAAACCCTACATCCTTTCCAATAGCAACTTCTGCTTCCACAGTCTCATGACCAATACCATGAGCACCAGTAACATAAAGTTCTTGATCCTCCTTCACATCATACTGAAGAAGATTCAATGCCTCAACTAACTCAGGCTTGTTCTTGATTCTTGTTTGTATTGTGCTGAAGTGTGACATTTTTGTTTTGATAAAATTCTGGTTTGAATTGACGAGTGTTCAAGATTCCAAGTGCATGTTCAAGTTTCTTGGTAACTTCTATACAGTTCCCAGACTTGACTCCGTTTACATCTATACTCACTGCTCCATCTTGTCTGATAGAAAATTTAAGAGTTTGTTGTTCGGGCATAATTAAAACTGTTTGGGGTGTGTAACAACATCACCATGTATCTCACCGATATCATCTATGTGAGCATGATCTATATCAACATGCAGACCCTTTTCATAGAAGTCTGCAATTCTTTCTAGTGCATTTGCTATGCGACTCAATTCATCACTCATAAAAAAGAGATCCATTGACCTGAGTATAGCAGATCATTGAATCTTTTGCAACTACATCTTAAAGTTTTCTCCAGAATCAGTGTCAGTGCTAATCTTGATAGGTGCTTGCTCAATTCTAATTGTTTGAGTAGGACCAGTCTGCGATGCCTTTTCAATTAACATCTCAAGATCTTTCTTGCTGATACCTCCTCCACCACCATTACCATTAGTAGGGTTACCATTCTTATCCATCTTCATAGTGCCGTCACCTTTCTTACTAGCAGTCTGAATTCCAAAGCTAGCTAAAACTCCTGTAAAAACCGAAGCTATAAATGTTGGATCAATTTTCTGTTGTGGTACACC